CTGTGTTCCTTGTATACCCATTCGGTCAGGGTTCATTCTCAGACGGTATGCCTTTAGGTATCAGTGGTACATTCAACTTCATGTTCGTATTCCAAGCAGAACATAACATCTTGATGCATCCTTTCCATATGGCAGGTGTCGCAGGTATGTTTGGAGGGTCACTCTTCTCTGCTATGCATGGTTCACTCGTTACTTCTTCTCTTATCAGAGAGACTACAGAAACTGAGTCACAGAACTATGGTTATAAGTTCGGACAAGAAGAAGAGACATACAACATCGTTGCTGCACACGGTTACTTCGGAAGACTCATATTCCAATATGCTTCTTTCAATAACTCAAGAAGTTTACACTTCTTCCTTGCAACATTCCCAGTTGTATGTGTATGGTTGACCTCTATGGGAATCTGTACAATGGCATTCAACCTCAATGGTTTCAACTTCAACCAGTCTGTAGTAGACGCTAATGGTAAGGTTGTTCCTACATGGGGAGATGTTCTAAACAGAGCTAACCTAGGTATGGAAGTAATGCATGAAAGAAATGCACACAACTTCCCACTAGACTTAGCATGTGCAGAGTCTACAACTGTTGCTCTTTCAGCACCCGCTATCGGATAAATATCTCAGTTCGAGATGGATCAGACCTCTACATAGTAGGGGTCTTTTTTATTGCCTTGAAATATCTTACTCATCCTCTGACCGTCTGCAATCTAATCATAGTAGGGTCTTTCGCATTCATTGAAGCATTACATATAAGATATCACCAACAGGGGTTGACACATGGTGAAGATGTTGTTATAATAAATACAGATGAGTGATTGATCATCGCTCATGGAAGTGGCAGAACAACCCTGTTGGAATTTGGCGGGGTAATGCATCAAGTTAGAGGTGGTACTCGCCCTCCCTAAAGGAGGTGAACCTTTACCAGAGGAACTTGAGTTGAGCAGTACAAATTTTCGCTTTAGCGATTCCCTGTTCATGTCGGTACGATAAGTAATCCTTCCTTCCCCTTTTCGTTATAACATAGGAGACCTTTCGGGGTCTCCCTCCTTTTGTTATTACTTCGATATGTAAGACCCCTTTACAGGGGTCTTTTTTTATGCTAAATTATCATGATGACACTAACTACCCAACAACTCCTTCGCATATACATGAAGGCAAGAGTAAAGAAGGATCCTTATCCTCCTCGTAGGCACTACAACGTAGCGACCTACGGATGAAAGAGTTCTGGAAGGTCTGGAAGTATGCTTTAGGTTCTTTCAATGATGAGACAACAAAGAAGTATGACAACTGGATCTGTATTATCAGAACCTTTATCATGGTTCAACTTGTAATCACCAACTGTTTTATCATTGGTGGTAATATCAGGCACTGGAATGACCATCACATTCCTCCATCTTATGATAAGTCTTATAAATAAGTGTAGAAACAAACAGATAACAGATGTCTATAGCAAGAAACGCAGAGTTTGATAGCTCTGTTAGCAACACACTTAAAGAAAAAGATGGTGTAATTTCTGATGCTGCTGATGCTACTGCTCTTGATACATCAGGGTCAAATCCACAGTGGAGATTTAGAGAGAGACTTCTAAAGAAGATTGATAGAACTGCTTTTGATGAGAGGATAGACTACTGGAGAAAGCAGGAGATGGCGAAGAAGTTAGTCCTAGCAGACAGAGATTACATGGAGAAGCAGAAGACCATCACTGGTTCTTATCCATCAAGCTAATATAATAAAACTTTGTTATGATATTATGGACGGAACAGTTTGTCCTGACGGATAGCACTGTCAAAAATTTGAAGAACAAATACAGAGACCCTTACTTTTTGAAGGGTGATCCTGGTTGGGGTCAACATTACACAGGTTACCATAGGAATCCTAACAACACTGCTAACACAGTGGATGGTAACTTTGTAGATAAAGAACTACTTCAACTCTACATACCAAAACTGAAGGAAGTTCTACAAAAAATTGGAGTGTATAATAATAAATCTATATTCAGTTACAGCAGCATTTGGGGTCAACTATATACAAGGGAACTCAGTGCGATTATTGATGTTCATAATCATTATAAACATCCTAGTCAACTGGTTTCATGGGTGCATTTCGTTGATGTTCCGAAGCAAAAGTGCTTTTACTTTATGTTAGGAGATCAGAAAGTATATCCCGAAACACAGAGAACAAATGATATAATATTTTATCCATCCTATGCACCACATGGTGTTGATAAGATGGTAGAAGGTAATGACAGGTTTGTTGTTGCAGGAAACATAGTACAAATGAATTCATGAAAGCAGTTTTATGGTCTAGAGATAATTGTCAGTGGTGTGAAAGAGTTAGACAACTCTTCGCTGCTGTGAAGATAGAGTATCTAGAGTACAAACTGGACAAAGACTTTACTCGTCGCCAGTTTTATGAGGAGTTTGAGGAGGGTGCTACCTTCCCACAAGTTCAAATTGACAACAAACACATAGGCGGATGCAAGGACACACTACATCATCTCCAAGATCTAAAGATGATCTGAATAAAGGGTCGGTTTTTCTTCTCACAAGGAAGAGAAAAAGAAAACCTGTATTTTCTGTGCTATTATGGGGTATAAGAATCTCCCTACATATACACAGGGAGACATAAACAAATGGATCTAAACATTACAGCAGTTATCATTGCCCTCAGTGTGACTGTGCTCCTCCTAGCGATAGGAGTATCTATTGTAATTGGTTACTTGTTACGTGCATATATACATGACGTGACACCTCAGTACACTCATCCTGAGATGTTTGACGAGAATGGTAACCCCATTGCTGATGAACTGATCGCCTTTCGATTTGAGAATGGCAAACCCGAACTAGATGATCTTGAAGACTAATTATGGCAAAACTACCACCTAATCCTCTTGTTTCTGAGATACTCAGAGCAGCTCATGGTGCTAAAACTGTTGAGAAAAAAGTGCAAGTGCTCACTCAATACAAGAGAGATGATGTAAAAGCATGTTTGATTTGGAACTTTGATAAAGCAATCAGAAGTGCTATTCCTGAGGGAGATGTCCCTTACAAACCAAATGATGCTCCCATAGGAGTTGACGGAGGACATACACGTTTGATTCATGAGTGGAGATCACTCTACAATTTTATAAGAGGTGGTAACAATAGACTATCTCAGATGAAACGTGAGACAATGCTAGTCCAGATGCTAGAGTCATTACATAAGGACGAGGCAGAAGTATTAGTTCTAGTGAAAGATAAAGAACTACAAAGCAAGTATCGTATCACTAGAAACGTAGTAGAGAAAGCATATCCGGAGATAGTTTGGAAGGATAGGTGAAGTTCCTAATTGATCTGACAGATCATTGCAACTCCAAGTGTCCTTTATGTGCTAGACATAAGACCTCATACAATGATGAGGTAGCGGTCTTGAAACCAGACCCATCTATGAATCGCTCTTCCATATCACTCGCTGATTGGAAGAGATGGTTTCCTATTGAGACTCTTAGAAAGACAGAACTGATATATTTTCAAGGATCATTCGGTGAACCCTCATTGAATGAGGATTTGTTAGACATATATTCTTACACTCTCAACGCTAATAGTAATATAGTCTTCCAGATGAGTACTAATGGTGGCACACGAGACCAAGAGTTCTGGGGTAGACTCGGTGCTCTCATGGCATCATCACATAGAGATAGTTTTCTTATCTTTTCCATAGATGGTTTGACAGATACTCTACAACAGTACAGAGTAGGTGTAGATTATAACAAAGTTATAGACAGTGCTAGAGCATTTATAAAGGCAGGAGGTCCTGCTGTCTGGAGGATGCTAGTATTCAAACACAACCAACATCAAATCAAACGATGTAGAAATCTTAGTAGACTGATGGGGTTCAAAGACTTCAGACATACTAATGTAAACGATCTATATGATGCTAGTGGTAAGGGAGATGGTACATTTACATATGAATACAAGGGAGTGGTACATAAACTAGAGGGTGTTGATGGTCATGTGTTCCAGCAG